GGATGCAAAGTTACCAAGCTAGAAAGGAGTTGACTATGTTCACATTCACATTCTGGATCGGCCTGCCTTGGCTGATCATCGTAGCAGCATTTCTGATCGGGATAATCGTTAACCTGATTAACCACGATCATGTTTTCAAGCACACAGAAAGGAGGGGCAAACATGAAGAGTCTAATTAGCGCAGCCCTAGGCATGGCCCTTGTGGTCAGCCTGTACTACTTCGAGCCAGTCATGGCTTTCGTTATCGCATTCATCTTATGCCTGGTGATCATCACGCCGATGGGATTCGATGACGAAGATTACAGTACAAGAAAAGACGCCAGCACCGGTACTGCTGACGCCCAAAAGTAGACAATACATCAAATTAATCATCTAAAGGAAGTATACAACATGAATGAATTAACTGAAAGCCAATTGTTAAATCAATTAGACGACCAGATCGTTGAAATGAGTAACTTTATCCACTCTTATCGCCAGGCGGATACCCTTGAGGTCAAGCAATTCATCGTAGGCAAAATGATGACGCGGTCAACTGAGTTCAACGTGCGGGCTGGGCATCTTGGCACTGGAATTGCCGAAGCAGCAGCGAAGGAGGCTGGAGAAGATGACTAATCAAGCAGCTAATCAAGAAACATCTCAGCCTCACAAGGAACGCTGGCACATTGAAGACGATCAGGGTCTCAAATGGGCATTCCAAAAGATGGAACAGAAACGACAGGAAGCCCAAGGCTACAAGAAGATGATGCAAGAAGCCTTTGACTTCTACCAAGCCAAGATTGATGACTGCAACAAGGACATTGAGAACTTCAAACAAATCGTTCGCCAGTACGCGGACGAGCAGCTATGCGAGGACCCTAATTGGGACTTCACGGACTCACCTTTTGGCCGAATCGTTATGAGCAAGCCAAAGGTCGATATGCAGCCTGATCGGGCCAAGCTAATCGATCAGTACAAGGACACTGACTACGTTAAGCAGAAGTATTCCCTGGATTGGGGCGAGCTCAAACGTTCTCTCAAGGCCGTTGACGGGCATGTGATCAATAGCGATGGAGAACTCATTGAAGGCGTTAAAGTCGTTGAGAAGCCAGCTCAGATTGAAATTAAGCATAAGAATGCTAACGGCCGCTGGGTTACGAAGGAGGGGTAAAAAGTGACTCTACTTCAAGTACAGGGTGAGCTAAAAGCACCCAAGAATCAGCACAACAACTTTGGGGGATATGACTACCGAAGTGCGGAGGACATTCTAACGGCGGTTAAACCACTCTTAGCCAAGTATGGTGATGGTTTAATCTTGTCTGACGAGCCCGTTATGATCGGCGACTGGCACTATATCAAGGCAACGGCTACGTTCACTGCTAAAGATGGGAAAACGACTACTGTTACTGGATTTGCTCGTGAAGCGGCTAATAAGAAGGGCATGGATGATAGCCAGATCACCGGAACTGCATCAAGCTACGCTCGTAAGTATGCGCTCAACGGTTTGTTCCTAATTGACGACACCAAAGATGCTGACACTAACGAATATCGGCGACAACAACGCCAAACACGTCAACGCCAGTCACAAAGTAAAGCACCAACTAAACCAAGTCAGCTAGAGCTTGATCGCAAAGAGTACGCCGAACTGAGAGCCAAGATCATTGCAGCATCCGGGAATAAATTTGCCCCTAAGCAGATAGATGATCAGCTCACACAGATGGCTAGTGTTACTACGAAAGATAATGCTAGCACTAAGGCATCAAAGCTAGTTGCGGCAGCACGTGAGGCACTCAAACAGTATCAAGGAGGTACACAGCAATGATCAATGCAACAGTAGTAGGACGATTGACCCGTGACCCGGAGCAACGCCAAGCAGGCCAATACAATCTTGTTAACTTTACAGTCGCATCTAATCGGACTCGTAAGAACAAGGACGGTCAGTATGATGCCTCGTTTATCCGTTGCACAGTGTTTGGGCAGCGTGGCGATGTGATTCTCAATAGCTTCAGTAAGGGCCAGCCAATCATTGTTTCCGGTGAGCTTTACATAAATCAGTGGCAAGACCAGCAGAGTCAGGATCACCAGTCGCTAGAAATGGAAGTAAGCAACTTTTCGTTTGTGCCACGTGACAAGTACCAGGGTCAAGCACCCCAACAGCAAAATGAAGCAGCAGAAGTAACCGACAACGATTTGCCGTTCTAGGAGGGGTAAAGATGAGGCTGTTAATTAACGAACCACCGCTTCAGGTTCAACCAAGCCTGGCAGCAGCGCTTAAAAGCTTAGATGAGGCCGTTATTCTTCAGCAGCTTCATTATTGGCTTCAAAAATCCGCAAATATCAGAGACGGTCATCGGTGGGTCTACAACAGTATGGCTGATTGGATGAAGCAGTTCCCGTGGATCAACTCACGATCTACTATCACGAAATACTTTGATGATCTGGAGAAGAGGGGGCTGATTGTTACTGCCAATTACAACAAAGCTAAGTTTGATCGTACGAAATGGTATCGGATTGATTATGATGCGTTGTCGAAATTCGAGCAACGATTGTACAGAAACTGTACAACGAGTGACCAAGATTTGGACAATCCAAAGTCCAAGGACTGTACAACCAATACCAATAGACTACCAGAGACTACATCAGAGACTACTACACATAGTGCATCGCCAAGCAATGCACCGTCTGTATCCCAGCTTCAAGACGAGTTTGAAGAACTCTGGAAAGAGTACCCAAACAAGAAGGGGAAGAAGGAAGCCTTTAACCACTATAAATCGTGGCGTAAGGCTTCTAAGAAACATACCAAAGAGTACATACTAGCTCGCCTGGCTGCTTACAAGAAATACTGTGAGGAGAATGCTGATTGGTATCACCCGCAGAACGGGTCTACCTGGTTTAACGGGCGATTTGATGATGACTACACGACTAACGACTCAACTACCAGTTCGTCTAACTTCGTGATCCAGGACGACGGCCACAATCCGCTAGATGGAGTCAATGAAGACGATCTGCCGTTCTAGGAGGTGAAATCATGCCAACGATGAATTTAAACCGAATCCAAGAGATAGCCGCTAGGCAGATCTTAAAGATGACTGGCAAAGATATGCGCGACCCTCGTGACTACAACGAGATTAAGCGACGGGTAATTGTCAGGAACAATCGCATTCAGGCCGGTTGGGGAAAGCAGCATGAGCTCTTCCAGAACAGTGAATATTTTCGTAGCAGTTTGTTCTCTGGTGGTCAACGAATTGATTTCACCTTTAAAGATTGGCAGCCATCTATGCAGTCGGCCAACGTCAATCTGGCTAGAGGCGTCGGGAATCAATGCTATGTGCTGGCAAAGCAGATGATTAATCAGCCAATGAAGGTGTTGCTAAGCGGCCCTCCAGGGGTCGGAAAGACTTCGCTAGCAATGGCGATGCTTAATTACCTGGCTAACGAAGGCTTCTCAGTAATGGTGGTATCAACGATGGAGCTATCTCATCTGCACGATGACCGCTTTGAAGCTAGCGACGTAAAGGAACGGCTCAAATATTTGGAAAAGATGATGAAGTCAGTTGATGTGCTGTTGCTTGATGACCTTGGCACAGAAGGAGGTATGAAAAAGAACCCTAAATCAGTCCGCCAGGACATGCAGGAGCTGCTGTTCAGAGTGGCGAATGCCCGGTTAGACCTTAACCGCAACGAGCCAATTCACTCAACAATTAGTACGACTAACCTCAGCACTGACAAACTTGCTGGGATCTATAACGAAAAAATAATCAGTCGTCTAGTCCCACACAATCACAGCCAAATCGTGGAATTTGACGGGCTGAAGGATGTAAGAAAGTGAGGAAGAACATGACTACAGAAGTTGTAAAGATTAGTGACCATATCCGTGAGCAATGGCTAGCGGAGCGGATCCATGAAGAGACGGGCTTACTGACTAAAGTAAGCGATATGTATGGTGTGATCGTATATGCCAACCGTGACAATCTGAACGCTGACCTATGCGGAGACGTGGAACAACGCTGGTTCCTGTCGATCAGTGCTAAGGACACTAGCATCGGCGATGTGATGACTGAGTATGCCCCAAACCTGGACGGTGGTCTGCCACAGGAAACCATCAACAAGGTGGCCGACATTGCAGCAGACTTCATCTACGGAGGCAACCGTGATTAAGTTGACGTTTGACATCGCCCCAGTGGCTCAGGCACGGCCGAGAGCGACACGGTTCGGCAAAGGTATAAGATTGTATGACCCGAAGCCAGTACGCACCTACAAGGACCAACTATGGCTTGCTGCTCGTACTGCATACGAGGGTGATCCGCTGGAAGGACCGTTGAAAGTAACGGCCAGGTTCTATCGGCCAATCCAAACGAGCGAGTCGAAAAAAAGGCACCGCCTGAAAGCCACAGGAGCCATTAGACCGACGAAGAAGCCTGACTTGGACAACTATATCAAATCCACCTTAGACGGCTTAAACGGCGTCCTGTGGGGCGATGATAATCAGATCGTGGAACTGAATACGAAGAAGTACTACTCAGACAAACCGAGAGTAGAGATTGAAGTGGAGGAACTGAAATTAAAATTAACGAAGCAGTGAAGCATTGAAAATTATTAATGAAGGGTTGGTTGGATATGGATTCTAAGAAAGAAAATTATTTCGTTTGGTTAGTTAATCAGTTAAAGGGTTGGCCAGTGCAGAATTACTGTCTATGGTTTTTCGCGTTTGGTTTTCAATTGTGCCTGCTAATTGGCGCTAAGGTAACCAGCGTGACAATGATTACATTTATTGGAACACTGCTCGGAACATTATGTGTACTGGCAATTAACGCTACGAAAGCTATTAACGGTTGGCTAGGCTTAATCAGTGCAGCATGCTTCATTTATGCCGGCTGGTCAGCAAAGAATTATTTGAGTATTTTTGAACAGTTAGCCTATGTGGCCACGCTTGATATTCCGGTAATTTTTGCCATTCGTTCATGGAACAATGATACAAAGAACCACTTACGAAAATTCGGTGGCAAGCAATGGTTAATCGCGATTGCTGGAACGTTACTCGTTTACTTAGTTTCGGGTTACTTAATTGGTCGGTTTACCAATGACCCACGGCCATGGATTGATGCGATTAGTTTTGCTATCAGTTTAACGGCCGGTGTAATGTGCTTCTTCCGTTACAACAACCAATACTACTGGTGGTTAGCTTCCGGTATTTTCCAATTGATTTTATGGGCGGTCACTTTCGCACAAGGTGATGCCACACTCGCAATGGCGGTTAATTCACTGATTTATGTGACTAACGATGTTTTAGCCTTCACAGTTTCGCCTTGGTTTAACCGTGGACGTAAGCACGATGGATTGGAGGAAATTAAATAATGGATTCAATGCCGGTCGAAACCAGTGTATCAGTTGAGCTAGGAATGCCTCCAAGTGTGTGGCGGCGGGTGCGGGCAACACTGCTTGGCTATGCACTACCTTCAGGTATTAAACGGACTCGTAAGCGGCAAATCCGGCGAGCACAGTTTATGGATCATGCAGGCTATGCCTGGTCACAATGGTGGAAAAGAAAACCTAAGGAATTTGTATAGGAGAATGAATAATGAAAAAAAGAATATCGCAAGAGAACTGCCCGTACTGCCACGGCCAGAAGGACTTGATCAATACGGTGCATTATGACAAACCGTATGGGATAGGCGAACAATTAGGGCAAGCTGTTCACATTGAAGGAAACATGCTGGTCGTTGAAGAGGACACCTGCGAGACGAAGAAAATTGGCTACTGTCCGATGTGTGGCCGGGATCTACGAGGTGAAAGGCGATGAAAGGATCATGACCTGGCAAGAAGCTGCGGAAGTGGAACGTGATCACAAGCTGATCCAGGACGAGCTAGGAGATAGGTACTGGATCGTTGGGCACCATAGAAGGTGTTCTGCAGACAACCCGGTTTTCTTCTACATCAAGAAGAAGGTGCTCGGCGTTCCACGTGAGCCGATTGAAGCTGATCCAACGACGGTATTGTGCATGGAAGTGGTTGAGTGAAGTCAAAGAAGAAACACAGTGTAATAAAAAGACGTTCCATCGCTGGAACGCCCCTTCGATATAAATAAAACCAAATTCATTATACCACAAGGGGTGTAGCGTCGTGATTGATGACATTTTCGGGAAATACGACAAGAAAAAAAGCATTGAGGCCGCACGAAAGTGGCTGTCTCAGTACTGGGACTGGAGAGATGAAGCAAGGCTGAAAAAACCAACGATTGGGTCACCGAGCATGGACGGTCTGCCCACGGGGTCACTATACGATGCCGATTATAAGATTGTCGACTATGTGAACGCTGAACGGGAGTGGAAGGTCAGAGAAGAGGTCCTAGATTACATTGCCTCCAAGGGCGACGCGCATGTGACCTACAAGCAGATTCTGGATGACCGATTTGTTCATCATCACTGGTCAGTAACGGCCGTCAGAATGAAACTGGGGCTGTCTGAGCGGACGTTCTATGACTACCAGAATGAAGCGCTTTGGGAAGCAGCGAAGATCATTCCAGATGATCATGTTCGAGTAAGTAAATGAAGTCTGCAGTTTTTCTGCAGTAAATCTGCAGGAATTCTGCAGTAAACCTGCAGGAAAAGCAGGGTAAACGGGATTATATTGGTATCGTCGAAAGATTATCAATTGCGACATACCCGAAAACGTGACCAGAGCAAGTCCTTAAACTACTTACTCCCAAAATAAACTAACAGCGCTAGACGTCTGACGTATATTCACAGCAACTCAGGTCTAGCGCAAGCGGCGGGGAGCCGGTAACCAAGCCGACGAACGTGGTGGCAGATGACCATACCCCCGCATTGAGACTATCGATGGGACATTCTTGATGAATCCGATGTAAGAATTCGACCTCCTTTCAAGAGATTTCAAACAACGTAAATATGATGAGCGTCAACCATAACAATACCTCAACGTGCCGCTCATGATAGTCTCAGGCACAGCCGTGCTAAGGCAGAAGAATCCGTGATCTCATTCAACGGCTAGAGGATCACACTATCAGGACACCAGTACTGCCCAAGGAGATGGCGGAAAACATCGACCGTAAGCAGAGACGAGGATCCTGATTATATGCTGACGTAGCCCTAGGCCCTGTGGTAGGGCACCCAAGTTTTACAACAGCATGTGTCTTGGGAAGGCGGTTCGATTCCGTCCGTCAGCATTAGCAAGGCTAGAATAAAGATCCACCTTTGAGAGAAAGAGCGGTAGATACTCTACGGAGCCTGCCGCGGGGTGGGCGCCTTGCAATTATTGCGGAGTGGCCAAGTTGGCAAGGCAGCGGCTTTTGGCGCCGTGACCACTGGTTCGAGTCCAGTCCCCGCAATTAGCTTGCAAATCTTCACGGACCTCGCAAGCACGCTAATGGTCCTCGGTAGGGCACGGTTTTATCTACCTTCCGCGCACAGCTCAGGTTCGACTCCTGGCCCTTAGCTTTTGGGTAGTAGATCAACGGCAGATCCGATAGCGTGTACACGTCAAACAGAGAGCTATCATGACGGTCCGACTCCGTCCTACCCACTTCAAGGCGTCGCCTACTTTACAAACGTTAATGGAAAGGAAGGTGTAGAAAGCCTACTCTCGAGTTAACACTTTCGCCTTGAACGAGCAGCTCGTGTCATTTCAATAGTGGTTCAAAATTACGACTGCTCATATCAATCCGCGTCTAGCTTCGGCTGGACGCTTTTTAGATAGCTCGTTAGATAGCTGAATATAGCTGTAGATAGTAGGAGGAACGCATATGACTTGTAAAAGAATCTTGTTAAAGCAATATAGACAGAAGCCAGGACATTTTTGGTGTGTGCATCCTGAGCCACAATGGTTAAAGATTCGTAGATATGACAAATGCAAGCGACACGTGCCAACAGGGCTTCTGGATTACAAGCCTTCAGCGTTTAGTGGAGGAATGCTAAATGTTTCAGACTAAGCGTTTTGGCCTCGTTGCCAGCAAGCAAGAGTACCTCATGCTATGCCGGGCCGAGCGAACGTTAAAGCATAAGAAAAAGCCGTCAAATCAACGATTGACGGCTTTTAAGATACGTAAAAAATAACTAAAAACCTTTCTAAAACTATTGATTATACACAACAAAGTGTGTATAATATAATTGAAGGTTGAGGAAAGGAGGTTAAAGATATGCCATGGAAACCCGCTAAGATGATTCGCTTCTTGAAGAAAAATGGATTCGTTGAGGTCCCAAAACAAGGCGGCCACAGGAGATTCTATAATCCAGACAATGGGCGACTAACTGAGGTGCCGATGCACAATAAGGAGCTTCGTCCAGGAACTGAACGAGCAATTCTAGAAGAAGCGGGATTAAAGAAGTAACCTTCAAAAGCAAACGGACTGAACAAGCCCGCTTGTTTGGCATATCAAAAGAACGCTATGAAACAAGAAATTTTAGCCTATCCTGTAATTCTGACTGAATATAACGATGATGGTCATTATTATGTTGTAACCTCACCAAATATTAAAGGAATGGTAACCGATGGTGATACGATTGCCGAAGCACTATTCCATGCAGAAGATGCTATGGCTACCATGTTAGATGGCACTGACTATCCTGATGTTCAAGACCCAAAGTCATGGCAGCTTAAAGATAATCAACAGGTGTCTTGGGTTACCGTTAATATGACCAAGTGGAAAAATAGGTATGGTAAAACTGTTCGTCGGAACATTAGCATTCCGGAAGGCCTTAATAATTGGGCCAAAGAAAACAAGATTAATGTGTCTCAAGTGACTACAAATGCGTTACGAGAAATGCAGGAAGCATAAACTAAATAATGATTAAGGCGGTAGTGATACCGTCTTTTATTTTGCACTCAGAAAGGCGGTGTGGTGAGATGCCATGAGATTGACAGCAAAGCAACGGCTATTCGCCGATGAATATATCAAAAGTGGCAACGCCACACAGTCCGCAATTAAGGCTGGGTATTCGCCTAGAACGGTTCGCTCGATTGGGCAGGAGAACCTGACAAAACCTGACATCAAAGCCTATATTGACGCCAAAATGGCCGAGATTGAGTCACACAAGATTGCGGACGCCAAAGAGGTGTTGCAGTTCTACACTCGGGTGTTACGAAAAGAAGAAACCGAGCCTGAGAAGCTCATGGACGATGATGGTTCGGAACACTTCTACGAACGGGAGCCGTCGCTGAAGGATCGACTTACCGCTGCCAAAGAGCTCATGAAACGGTACCCACTCAGTGATCCGTTGGTCAAAGAACAGCTTCGCAAGATTAGAGCGGAAGCTGAGCTCACTGAACATAAGAGCAAACTTTTTGAAGGCGGGCAGGGCAACCTAACTAAGATTGTATTTAGCGACGACTTGAAGCCAGACGTTGAGGACGACACGGACCAGAAAGGGGATGAGAGCGATGGAACAGACACTAAGCCTGAGTAAGATTGTGGGCGGTGGCTACTATGACTTTTGGCACGATCGGCACTTCTACCGAGTAGTGAAGGGCTCACGGGCCAGTAAGAAGAGCAAGACCACCGCGCTGAATCTGATCTATCGCTTGATGAAGTATCCCTGGTCTAACATTCTAGTGATTCGGCGCTACTCAAACACAAATCGCCAGTCGACCTATGCTGACTTGTGCTGGGCGATCAATCGGTACCACGCTGAGCACCTCTTCAAGTGCAATCCGTCCATGCCTGAGATTGTTTACAGACCAACGGGCCAGCGGATCATCTTCCGGGGCCTTGATAAAGCCTTGAAGCTTACGTCAATTACCGTTACACACGGCTATCTGTGCTGGGTGTGGGTGGAAGAAGCCTACGAGATTGAGTCTGCTGACAAGCTGGAAACAATGCAGGAGTCCATTCGTGGTGAGATTAAGGCACCGAACGCCTTTAAGCAGATCACTATTACGTTCAATCCGTGGAACGCGCAACACTGGCTTAAACGGACGTTCTTTGATCCAAAAACCCGTAAGGCTGACACGTTTGCTCAGACTACCACCTTCAGATGCAATGAGTGGCTCGATGAGAAAGACCGGAAGCGTTACGAGGATTTATACCGGACGAACCCTAGGCGAGCTCGTGTGGCAGCTGACGGCGACTGGGGCGTTAGTGAGGGCCTGATCTTTGAAGACAACGTTGAACGAGTGGAGTTTGACCCGCAAGAGAAGCTCAACGAGTGTGGGCACACAGGATTTGGCCTTGACTACGGCTTTGGTGGAGACCCGAACGCGTTCGTCGCCGTTGCCATTGATCCAGAGAGCAAGAATATCTGGATCTATGACGAGATGTACACGTACCACCAGACGACACCAAGTGTTGCACAGTGGCTCAAAGACCATGGCTATCAGCATGCTGCCATCTATGCCGATTCCGCTTCGCCAGAACGGACGCAGCAGCTGCTTGACCTGGGCATTGATCATGCTAGAAGCGTGTCAAAAACGCCGATTGAAGCCGGGATTGACCAGCTCTGGCAGTACAAGATCCACGTACACCCGAAGTGTAAGAACGTCTGGAACGAGTTTAACAACTACGTCTTTGATACCGACAGCATCGGTAACACACTGAACAGGCCAAAAGATGAAAACAATCACGCGATGGACGCACTGAGGTATGCTGTCCGCCAGTACATGGACCTTTACGATGGTTCAACTGGCGTTGACTGGAACAATCAGTACCACATCGCACGAGAATTGGGGGCAGATATTTGATGAGGTTTGGAAGAATTAAAAATCATCGCTTTGATCAGGAAGCTAACCGCGTTTACCAGATGCCGGTTAGCTTTTTTAATGCGATCAAAGATGACCCCATGCAGCTGTACGACACGGCTTACAAATTTATTCGGCACCACGTTGATCGTGAAGTGCCACGCTTGAAAGAGCTGTGGGACTACTACCAAGCTGAGACACGAATCAAAAGCTGGCCAGGGTCACGCAATCCGGAGAATGCGCACAATCAGATCTCGTCTGCATTTGCCCGGTATATCACTAACATCCGGGTGGGCTACTTCATGGGCAACGATATTCAGTTCAAGGTGACACCGGACGACGATGGCAATCAACAACTTGCCGACACACTCGATGAGCTGATCAAACAGTACAACGACGCGTCTGACGAGCCATGCGCTGATGAAATGATCAAGAAGGACCTGTCAGTAATGGGCCGTGCTTATGATCTGGTATACGTCAACGAGGGTGAGAACACGCTTAATCTGGCAAAGGTGGACCCGACAACGGCTTTCGTGGTTTACGATGACTCAATCAAGGCTAAGCCACTGTTCGCTGTCCGCTACTACCAGACGGGTGTGCTTGATGATCAACTTCAGGAAAACTACGAGATTTACACCGACACCACCGCGTTTAGGTATCACTCACCGGGTGGCTTGCCGGAAACGAACTCACCTGTACAGGCAGTCGTCTTTGATGGCCAGGAACCGTTGTTTTTTGGTCGTGTGCCGTTGACTGAGTACAAGAACAACGACGAGCGGCTTGGTGACTGGGAGCCAGAGCTGGACCAGATGGACGCCCTGGATAAAGCAATCTCAACGATGGCCAACTTCCAGGAAGACTTCAATGATGCCGCGATGGTGATCACTGGTAAGTTTGCTGATATGACCAAGCCAAAGTACCTGCTGGATAAGAACGGTAACAAGGTAATCGGCAAGGACGGCCAGCCGGTGATCCTTGAGCAGGCTCACCCGAACGTCAACAAGCATAATCGTATGTTCTATCTGGAACCTTACCTAGCACGAACGGCACTGAATGGCGAGCGATCAATCGTCACACCATCGTTGCAGTACGTAACGAAGCAGTACGACTCAACCGGTTGGTCAACCTATGCCAACTTCCTGATCAACGAGATCCACAAATATACCAACACGCCAAACGTAAACGACCCGAACTTCGCTTCTAACGCGTCTGGCGTGGCAATGTCCTACAAGCTGTGGGGGTCTGATCAGGAGCGCAAGATTCAGGAGTCACTTTACAAGAAGGGGCTGCGGGCTCGTCTGAGCGCTTGTGTGGAGTACTGGAACACGATTAACGCATTGCCGGGCTCGATCGACACGGCTCAGCTGGTCAGTATGGTGGACCCTAACTTCGATCCAAACTTGCCGAAGAATGACGATGCAACGGCTCAGCTGCTGCAATCATTATCCAGCGTGCAAGGCATGGTCAGCTTGCAGACGTTACGTGAGATCGCCCAGCGGATAACTGGAGTGCCAGCAGATGCCGAAGAGCAACGGGTGGACGATCAGCAGAAGCACGATGCCGACTTTCAAGCTCAGCAGAAGAGCGGTGACTTTGGCCTTGGCAAGATCTTTGCCACCGGTCAAAACGCTCTGGTACCGCCGAAGAACGATCAGCAAGGGAATGATCAACAATGACAGACCAAGAATGGTTCGACCAGCTTAACAAGATCTTCAATCCAGCTGACACCAGTGTGCAGCGATTGGAAGACATCGTGACACGGGCTGAACACAAGCAAGAAGTCAGCCTTGACCATTTCTTCAATAACGGATTGCGCTGGAACTCCAACGCTGACCCGAATGATATACGCGACGCGTTTGAAGCTTTGCGTGTATTGCGCGCTGAGGCCACCACAGCTCAACAGAGAGCCGTTTTGGGCGCCTTATTGAACAATTTACCGTATCGAACGAATAAGGACGTAGCGGAGCTTACAAGCCGAATTAACATTGCTCAGCTTGGGCTTGATGTTGCTGATCATATTGCCCAGCAGCAAGCATTGATCACCGACAAAGTGACTCAGCTAACTGGCAAAGGTGTGCAAGGCTATAACAGCCAGCTCCGGCGCCGCGCCTTGATGCGGATTGCTGTTCAGTCTGGCAACGACACCGACACTCTGCCGCTGGTCTTCAAACACATGCAGAGCCTGGCGATTGACATGGACAAGGTGATCGACTACCAGGTGCAGAATCACATGAATCCAAATTCCATGAAGAAGGCCGCAGCCGAAGCCTTGAAGAAGGACAAACTGTGGAATTTCAAATCAGACGGCTGGAAGACCGCTGCTCAGAAGCGTTACATGCACACGAAGTCAGACATTGAACGGGTGTACGTGACCGAAGCCAAAGTTACTCAGGTGAAAGCAGTTGGTAAGGAACTCAAGCTCAAGGGCTACAAGTACGTGAAGGTCGTTAGCCGACACAACTCACACACTTGTAGCTTTTGCGATGGTATGGACAAGACGCGGGTCAAAATTGACGAGATGGTGGCTGGCGTGAACGTACCACCGTTTCATCCGCGCTGTGCTTGCAATATCATTCCAGCCGAGACACCGGTAAAAGAAGCATTAGCAGATATGAATTTATAGCGACTATTCAAACGGATAGCCGCTTTTTCATGCCTTCAAACGTGCTGCCAGGCGTAAAAGAGCGGACGGCTTTACCCGACGGGGGTTAAACGGACTAAGTCGACGGACGTTAAACGGGAGGCTTCAACTATGAACGAAGACAACACGAATCAGAACCCAACTCAGGATCCACAGCAGGATCAAGACCAGTCACAAGAACAAAGCCAGCCTGAGGTCAGCTTTACTGACGAACAGCAAGCCGTGATCGACAAGCTGATCGGCTCAAAGCTCGCTAAGCAGGAAGAAAAGGCACAAGCCAAGCTCCAGGCTCAGCAAGCACAGGCTGAACAGGACAAACAAGATGCCATTAAGAAGGCACTTGATCGGGCCAAGATGACCGCTGACGAACGGGCCAAGGCTGAGGAAGCTGACCGGCAGAGAGCGATAGCCCAGAAACAGGCTGACCTTGATCAGCAGATCCGGCAGTACCAGACCAAATCCCTGCTGCTAGATAAGGGAATCAGCGCGGACATGCTGCCACTGGTGATGGGCGATGATGATGCAGCTACTTCACATAACTTGGAACTACTGGACGGCTACGTTCAGAAAAAGGTGCAAGAAGCCACTGAAAAGCTACTGAAGGGTAAACAGAACCCAACAAGCGGCAACGGTGGTGCACAAATCGCGATGGGTGACAATCCTTGGTCTAAGCAAGGATTCAATCTCACCAAGCAACAGCAAATCTTAGCAACTAATCCAGACCAAGCTCGTCAGATGATCGCACAAGCGCAACCGACGGGCTTTTACTTTGGTGCAAATTAAGGAGGACTAATTAAACATGGCAGATATTACTACTGCGACTAAGCTCGCTGATATGCAGATCCCTGAATCATGGGCTGCTTATACCGCACAACGTTCTGTTGAACAAGATGAATTCTTTAAGTCTGGTGTTATCAGCGCC